CTTCCAGTCCGATTGTCTGGCTTCTAAAAGTTTTCCTTGGTAAGCTTCCTGACCTTCGGCCATCTTTGTAGCATGCATAAGCTGTGCCTCTGACATAGCCATTTTTGTTTTCTGTTTGTTAGCGTAAATTTTACTTCCAGCACTAACAGCTAATTTGATCGCGCTTAACCACATTAAAATATTTCTCCTGTCTTCTTAAACACATGTATTCTATCAAAAGATCAATACATTCGAAAGCCCTTGGACCTGACAGCCTCCATCTCCATGTCTGAGTCCAATTAGATTTTCTAATCCTTACTTTCATAACATTACCACCAAAAAAATTGGAAAATCTATCTAAAATATCTTTATCACACATTTCAATACCACATTGAAACGTTTTTCTACCTTTACCCTTACCCCAAATACCAAAACTTCCTTCACCATCAAAAAGACCGGCTAAGAATAATAATTTATTTTTTTCTGACAGCTTTTCGTAAGAGTTTTTTAGCATGTTTGAGTTTGATTCCTTGTGGGTTTGGTCCTTTCTTAGGTGGTGGCCCAGATTTGACTCCTCCGCTTAAACCTTTTCTCATTTTGATTGTATTTTCTCTCTAGCAACCTCTAAACGTTCCTCTGATTGCTCATCTTGTTGAGCAAGCTTATCGTATTCGTATTCTAAACGTTGTGCAGCTCTTTGATTTTCTTGTTCAGCTCTAAATCTTGTCTCCTCTGCTTTTCTTTGAAGATCCATAGCTCTTAAATCTATTTCTTGTTGTTTAATTTTTATTAATGGGTCTTGTTTACCTGCAGCAGCTTGCATTTCACTCTGTGCTAACTCTTGAGTTAGACGTGCAGCAACTTTTGCTACCTCTGCCTCAAACATAATATCAAATTGTTGTGGATCTTGTTGAGCCATTTGAGTCATTTGTGGATTTTGCATCATTGCAGCTCTTACTTCTGCTTTTGCTTTGAATGAAACGTGATCAGATATATGTGATTGAAGTAAAGCATACACTTGTGGGTTTATCTGAACCATTCTAGTAGCCATAAACGCCATGTGAGCAGCAATATGTGCATCATGATCTTGGAATTCGAACGCAGTAAGTAATTTCATTTGAAGTGCACGTGCGTTTTCTTTAGCAGGATCCAAAGGTTCTGGTTGTTTTGGTGGTGGTTTAAGAATAGCTTCAATTTGTTTCGTCCCTAACGCCTCATAAACACGTCTGTACGCTTCATGGACATTGTGCATTTGCGGATTTGACTGTGCAATTTGCAATTGTGCTTGTGCCAACGTCACTCTTTGTGCCATTGACATAATATTTGGGTCTGCAACAGGTAAAATATCTACTCTGTTGTCAAAATCTGCCTGTTTAATCTGTCTAGGGCCACCGTATACATCGTAAGGATACTCTGGTGGTAGTGATTCTCCACAAATTCTAGCTAAAATTTTAAATTCAAGCCTCATTGCGTAGTAACAACGCTTGTGAACACCACTCATAACACGTGATCCTCTCTCCATAAGTGCCATTGTAGTACCAACTGCTCTATTTTGAGTATCATTACCAACTGCAGTATCTGTAATCGCTGCAAATTTTTGTCCTGCTTGAACAACAAAGCCCATCAGGTTGTATAAAGTTGGTGATGGCTCTGTAAATGGTAAGTTAAAAAACTGATCTCTGATATTTCCACCCGGTGCATCCACATCTCTGAACTCCCCTGGTTGAATTGGTTGGTCATCATCTCTAACTCTAATACCTCTAGACTTAAATCCTGCTGGTAAATTTTTTAAAGTACCAGCATCAATTAATTGTCTTAACGATTGAGTAGCAGCTTGTGATAAACCACCGATCATATGTGTTAAACCAAAACCATAAAAACCTAATCCTGGTAAAAATTTATAATGAACAAAGTATTCAACTCTTGAATAACTTAAATCACCTGGTTTATAGTTTCTGTAAATGGATAAAACTTCTCCACTACCTTCATCAATTGTTACAATGTATGGAATTTTTATTTTTTTAGCTTTGTCATCAAAATCTTCATAATCATCTAAATTTAAATCTACATGCATTTCAAGAATTGTATTTAAATAATCTGAACTATTACCTTTTACGCCCTCAAGTTCATTTAATTTTTTCTGTACTGAATCTGGTTCTGAGCTACTGTCAATTAATTCTATGTCTCTGTAAAATCCTGCAGCCATTTTTTTAGTAACCTCATTCTGTGTCATTTTAATTACGTGAGTAATTCTCTCACAGTCTTTTAGATCAGATGCGTAGTATGGAACTACTAAGTCTTCTGCTGGAATAAATTTAGATACCGGTCTATCTAATAATGCATCGTAATAAATTTTTTTAAAAGTAGATCCTGATAGTGGTAGATAGAATAACATTTGATCCATGTCAGTTGTGTAATCTTCCATCTCCTCCATCAGCAGGTAGTTCATATAATCTTTAACTCTATCTGCTTGTTGTTCGGTAGCCGGTGTCTGTACGCCAACAACCTGTGTTCGTACAGGGCCATCAGATGGCACTAGTTCTTTGTATGCTTGTGCTTGAAATTGTGTAACAGACTCAGCTAATAAAGGATGCGTGACACCGGAAGCTCCCTTAAACGGTTTGGTTACTTCCTGGTACTTGGTTCCAAGTAAATCTAAACCTTTAATATAAGCGTCTTCCCATTCTTTTCTGGAAGTCTTGTCTTTTTTGTATTCTTCAATAAGCTCCATGGCCATGTCTTTGAGATCTCTCTCATCCATGCTTTCAGCTAAGTTTGCATTGAAATCGTCTTGAGGTCTTTCCTCTTCAACAGTTTCCTCACCCTCAACTTCTACCTCTACTGGTGGAAGACCCTCGGGTTGCTCTACTACTTCTTCTGATAATTCCTCTGTTACTTTTTCTACTGCCATGATTAATTGTACCTTATTGGTTTAAACATATCCACTACAAGTCCGCCTTTAGACTTGTAAGTTTTTTGTGTATTTCTCATTAACGGAACCACTTTAATAGCATATGCATCAAAATACAAGCGTGGATCCCCATCTGGAATATTCTTAGTTCCTTTTTCAGGGTTCATACCAGAGCTACTGTGGTATGTGCTTTTAATTTCTTTTCCTTTAAGTGGGTGATCTTTTGGATATTTAAAAGTATCGCTACTCACTGACTTGTATGGTTTTGTTGGATCCGACAAAGATATTTTTGTAGGTCCTGCTTTTGATCCATAGAATCTTGCATTCTTAGACATAACATCTGGGATTACTGCTTTACCTTTTTTACCTATACCTTTACCATTTGCATATCCGTAAAATCTTTCATTACCCGCTTTATACCCTTGTCTAAAACTTACTTTGTCAAATGGGGCAACGGCTACGTAATCAACATTCTCACGTGCAGCCTTCTGCATTAAATATTTTATTGCATGGTCTCCGTAGGAATCCGCTTCAACCATTGGAAAGTAATCTTTTTGATTAGATGAATAATCTCTTTGAGATGAAATTCTTTTAAGTTTTATGTTCACATCTTTTAAAGATGAACTAATTGCATTTACTCTACCAAACTCATTGTTTGCAATTGCATCATCTAGATCTTTAAGCATCTTACCACGTTGGCTAGAAAGTAAATTTAATTCTATATCTGCATTGAAGGGATTAAGTCTTTGCTCGCCTGAAAGTTGTTGGGCTTTAGTCAAACTTTTTGCAATGCTCTGGTTTACATCAGATTGTATTTCATTAATCATAAATACCTTTTTACCATCTGGTGTGAACCTTGTATCATATCTAATATGATAAATATTATTTGTATCTCCAATCACATCGGTAAAATGTCCACCTTTATTTCTAAGTGATGCATTAGTTGGAATGTCTTCTGGAAGTGTAAAAATAGTTTCTCTATAATCTTTACCACCTTGTAAAGTGTAATTAGTTTCTGTTCCGTATTTAGTTTTGGTAGCCTGCATTGGTCCAACTTTATTATTTATTTCACCAATAACTTTGTTCAATGCTTTTTTCTCATCAATAGCTAATTCTTTCTGAACCATTTTAAGAGATTCATTTATATCTTTAAGAGCTGCTCTACTAGGCACACCACTATCTGCTTTTAAATAGTATTGAATTTGATCTAGCTCATATTTTAAATTATCTCTATCTTTGTATTTAACTTGTAAATCTCTTACCGTATTTCTTGCATTCTTTGCTGCTACATC